TCTCCTGAATACCAGGATCAATTCGGCACGAGCTAATCTGCTTGATGACATCGGTGCCGACCGCAATCGCGTAAAGCGTATAGGCGTTTGCCATTAGACCTTCACCACCTTTCGAGTTTTGAGGCCGTTAAGGGCCCGGGTAACGTTTTTGTCAAGGTGTGTCACGAGATCCCGATGCTCGCGTGTCGTGACGCGCGTCAGTTCCTCACCGAGGGCGGGCGCATTGTGCCTGAGCGGTTTCATCTTGACGTACCACGGCAGACTCATCCGGCCGCGAACACGCCTCGATGTACCCGTGATCGTATACAAAGCCGACGATTGCTGTCGCGTTTTGCCGCTCCAGACGAGCGGGCGCTGATGGCGTTTCTTACTCTGTTTGCGGGCGAGGTATTTCTCGCTCCGCGGCTTGTAGTGGTACTGCGCTTCAGCACCGGGCTTGAAGTGCCTGGGGCGCATAACACGGTGCCACAGCTTGGCAATCTCAAACATGGCACCCTTGATGATCTTCGGCGCCCCGCGCCGTTGCGCGTCAAAAGCCCCGACCATGATAATGTTCTTGACGCGGATCATGATACCGGAGAACCAATATAGGAAAACGTGATTACCATCTCGATGCAATCTTGTTCCCCAGGGAACTCGTCTTTATCAGGTGTATGCACGCCGTCACTCTCCGAAGAACCAAAATCAAATCTCCCGTCCAATTCGGCGTCCATTTCGCACAACTCGGCCCATATGGCACCGACCTTGTTTGTAAACGGGAAAATCTCGTCTGCAAGATCTGAAGCAGGCGTCCGAGTAGCGACAAAACGAAGCGCCACTTGCGCGCTTGATGAATGCGTGTCCGGTTGCCCGGCGCCATCCTTGCTTGTCCCGATCTTCGGCAATCCGACCATTGCATACGGTCGCGTCTTGTCAGTCGATGGGACACCAAAAAAGTAAATCCTCGCGAGGGCTTGTTCGACTGTTGCAACACCTGTCCATAGACGGAATGTGCTGCAATTCGCAAGCGAGGTGCGAAGATTGCCGAGTGGAAGCGATATCATGCCAGTCGGATTGGTGGCCATCGCTACAGTCTTTCCGATCTCAAGCGCGTGGCATATTGACTTCGACGAGAAGAGCGCGTCACCCTAAGACGCGCGAAGCTCCCAGTGATCGCCTCGACGGTCTCGATCGGCCAGTCGTTTCCGTCGATCGTCACCTTGCAATCCTCTTGCGGGGTCGCCACGCCGCCCCACTCGGATATCGGATCCGTCGAAATAATGACGTCGCGAAAACTCTTTCGACTCCGATCGCCGTCTATATCGATTTCTTCAATGAGCTCATCCCCGACAATCGCAGTGAGTTCCGTCTCAACGTCGTCCACATCTACGTACACAACGCGACCCTCGGTCCCCAAATGTTGCATGAGGACCGGGGTCCCGCTGTGCTGCATGCGATCGTCGAAGTCGCTCACAACCTATAACCGCCCCACGTTTTGCGCGGCACCGTCGTCAGATTGTGGTCACGTTGCTGAGCAGGTGCCCGGCCTCAACGTAAAGAACCACCTCGTCGACGTCATGGCGCACACGTACAACGTCACTTCTCACGCTCTCATCACGGTACGATTCGATAAGTCCGCCGATCTGCGAACCGTCCTCCCCCCAGTGGAACGTTCGGCCGATACACGGCTCACGGATGTCCTGGGTGGTCGCGACCCGGCAGACCATCGCGTACTCATCAGACCAGATGTTCGCGATGGTCGTATCCTGGCCCTCGGCCGCAGAATCCTTCGGACAATCGGCGACGATCACGTAATCAAGATCGAAGCAAGCGGCCATCGCGGCGCGGGTGACCATCTGCGGGCGGACGTCGACGAACCCCTGATACTTGAGCCTGTCGACGATCTGTTCCACGTTCCGCAGATTTCTGAAAACTTTCCGATTGATGATCAGCGCGTTCGGCCACAAGCCGCATTGCGCCCATACCGCCTGAGCGGCCGTCTCAACGTCAGTGAGCGGCACCGCAGCATCCGGCGTATCCCACTCTTCCGTGATTCCGGTCGTGTAAGCCGCCCACGCCGTCGCGTCGAAGATCGCCGTAGCGGCACGGATCTCTGCGTTTCGCAAGACCGCATCGTATGCCCGCTGGGCCGCGATCTGCTCTGCGTCGAAGTAGTCGCGGTACATCGCCGCCTCTCGATCGTCGATCGGCTCTTCGGCGCCATGTTCCTCACAAGCGTACGTCGCCGGAAGGAACGTAAACTGCCCGCGCGCATACGGAGCACCAGGCGCGCGAGCCGTATCCCGCGTCTTGAGCAATTGCTCGATCGGGATCTTTCCGAAGTTCCCAGCCTGTTTGGCGACCTCAATCACGGGTAAGACCTGGGGTGCGATGAATCCTTGACGACCCATCGCGAGGTCATATTCCATCATGCTGCCGGCAAGGTCTGGCCGTTGCGTCGACAGCGCTGTACTCGGACTCGGCATTTCCTATCTCCTATTAAGCGGGCAACAAAAAGGGGCGCGACAGTCCGAAGACCATCACGCCCCTTAGCTGGCGTTCCGGGATTGCTAAGGCATCACGAGCGTCTAGACCCGCCCGGAAGCCTTGTTGCCCTGTTCTGTATCACCCCAGAGTTAGTAGCGCAATACCTCTACAACATCTCCGGCGGCACCGGAGGCTTCCATCGCGATTCCGATCGGATTCCCGGACACATCCTCGTCGATCGTTCCTGCCGCGGCGCCGTACACGGCGACGCCGGCGGCGAAATCCCCGGCTGCAACCATCTTACACGTACCAGGCGCATTCCTGAGCCTGACGGCCACCACGTCGCCGGACGCAAAGGATGCTTGTACGAGCGTGCCGATTTCCAACGTGTCATCGTCGGCACCGGCGCCGGCCGCCGCCAATACACCGGAGTCGATCTTGACTCGCGTATGGACGGCAAGAGCGGCACCGGCGGCGAACGTCTTCGTTGGGCCTTCCACATATTGCGACATTGTAATCTCCTTCTTCTTGTCGCTTCGCGAATCGCTATCCGACCTTCCGGATTCGGAGCCTGTAGCCCGCGTTGTACGCCTCAAGATATTCCTTGTGCAATTCCGGATCCTCATGGACGACGGCGCGCGTCGCTTTTGCCTTGTCCATGCCAGTCTTCACTTTCGCGTCGACCGCCGCCTCCCATCGTTGAATGGCGTCGCCGGCATCCTCGGTTGTACCCGCCTTCGCAGGCGTTCCAAGCGCCTCGACGCCCGGCTGGGCCTTCTCAGCTTTGAGATTTGCGACCTCGGCTTGTGACGCTTCGAGCCGCTTGGCCTGGGTTTCCATCCACGCGGCCTGCGCCTGCGCGACAGTCGCCTTGCGCTCGAGCTGGGCGCAAATGAACTCCGGGTCGGCCCCCTTACACGCGCTCACCAACTCTTCATAGCCGGCCGCGCTCGGCTCTGCCGGCTTGGTGTCCGGCGCCTTCGGCGTTGCAGCCTCGACCGACTTTGTCCCGGTCTGCGTGGCCGCCCTCATGTCGTCACTCATGACCACATCCTTTCCTGTAATCCCCTCGCGTTCCGCTGGATTGTTCGCCGCGGCCACGCGGCCTCGGCTCCGTTTACTCGCTACGCTCCCGCGCAATGCGTCGAGCGTCACGTCCATGTTTTGGATTTCGTCGATCAAACCGGCCGCGAGCGCTTCCGCGGCCGGCATCACGCGACCGTCGGCCACCTCTTTGACGGCCTTCTTGCTTATCCTGCGACCACGAACGACGGCCGCCACAAAGTCCTCGAAGTAAGCTTGCACGATCGAGCGGAAGTATTCCTGTTGGCGTTCCGTGATTTCGGTGCCCATCGCGCCGGCAGACTTGAACTCCCCCGTGTCGATCGGAATGGCCCTGATCCCCGCGTCCTCAAAGAGCTTTGAGAAGTCATATACCAGCATCCTGATGCCGATAGACCCGATCAGATCCATGCGCTGAGCAATGATCCGGTTGGCCTGGCTGGCGATGTAATACGCTGCCGATGCGGCGATCCCCGTAACTTGAGCCCAGATTGGTTTCGCCTCGCGTGCAGCGAAGATCGCGTCGCCCAGCTCTGCCAGGCCGTCCACCGACCCACCCGGAGAGTCGACCTGCATTAGGATCGCCTTCACCTTGTCGTCAGCCGCCAGCTTCTCAACCGCAGCTTGTATCTGCAGAAGCGATGAGCCGCCGAAGTACCACGCTGGCCCGGCGCCTTTGAATAACGGCCCCGCCACGTTAACGATGCCGATTCCATCCTCGACATCCATCGGCAGGTACTTAGATCGCCACCCGCGCAACCGGATGGCCTCTGCGATGTTGAGCCCGCGCATGCTTTCGATGATTTGACCGAACCGCGCCTCCTCAATGGACCACAGACAATCGACCTGCATTGCCGGCGACCGTTCATCGCCGATGTTGACTGATTGCAAGTATTCGATCACGCTGCGTCCTCCGTCGCTTTCTCGTTGCCCTGTTCCAGCATCGTCGTCGCCGGTACACCGTTGAAGTTGACGATCTCACGCCAGTCGAGGCGCGCGTCAGGATGCCGGCCGTTGATTTGCGTGGCTCGACGGATCGCCGCCTCGATGAGCTTCGCTCGATCGTCAACGATCTCCTCGAGCACGTCGTCCCAGTCGTCTCCGCGCTCCGCGTGAAGGCGAGTCAAGCTTGCCAGATACTTGGCACTGCGTAGCGAATCGGCCTGCGCATCCTTCCACGGCTCGATATACGGCCATCTCGGCCTGTTCCACTTGTGGCCATACACATTGACGCCGGCGTCGGCGGCAAGCGTCCTGAGCGACTCCTCGACTGCAAGCCACTGACGGACCTTCCACGTATAGACCGGCCTATAGAATAAGTCGATCATCAAGCGTTGGAGTGCGCGGAATCCGATACGTGCCTGATCGATTGCTCCACGCCAACCGCTGAAATTGGTCTGAGTCGGATCGAGCAAGAGGACTTGGAGTGGGATACCAAGGTTCACCGCGATGATCGCAAGTACAACCCGCATGTGCTCGAAAAACTCTGGATTCGGAATGTTCGGCGAAAACGCAACGGCCTTCTGGCCGGGCGCAAGTTGTATCTCCATCCCAGGCGCTGCGCCCTCGATGGTGCGGGTCGTACCCCCCGAAAGCGTCTCAGTCATTTGCGCGCCGCGTGCCGGCAATGGAACCAGGTTCCCTTGCGGATCCGTCTCGATGATGATCCCCCACTGCGCCACCTGCATCGCCTGAATCAGTTTCGAGAACTGGAGCTGCTCGTGGAAGTCGATCACGTTCATGATCGGTGCAAAGACGCTCACGCCACGCGTCTGCGTGAATCGCTTGGGATTATACACCTGCAAGACTTGCGACTTCCCGTCTGCATCGCGAGCCTGATAGATCTTCATGTCGCCGACCCTGGAGACAATCGCCATCGGACTCACGTCGTCCTTGGTCATCCAGTATTCAAGTCGGCGGCGGCGGTCATCCATCAACACGCCGTGCACGACGTTGCGCTTGGTGTTATGGGGCGTTCGGCAGCGATGGGCCTCGACCAGCTCGAGCGAGCCGTCGGTAGTCGGGAGCACGAACATATCGCCGTCAACAATGACGGATCGGAGCACCAGTGTGGCGAGCGCATGAAGTGCACGTTGCCCCGTCAGATCGCACTCATCCTTGTCGGTTGACCAAGCTTGCCACCTGTCCATGAGCATCCCGTCAAGACGGCCGTTACCCGTCTCGATGTCGACCGTGATGCCGTCCTGCAGCACGTTGTCGATCAATCGCGTAAGCGCCTGTCCGACGACCGGATCGTTGCGGTCGATAGCCCGTGCCGCCTCCATAATCCGCAGGTAATCCGCCTCGCTGCGATAGTGATAGTCCCCGCCACTACCCATCGAGGCGACGCCGCTGAGCCGGCGCCTGAATCGCGTGCGTTTCGCAGCCTCATAGTCGGCGCGCAACTCCGCGAAGGCGCCGAAGGTCGTAAGGGCATGGGGATCGATGCGCCGTGCAGCCATCAGGCCCTCGAATCCTCGAAGCTGACGAAGCGAACACACGACCCGCCTCGGAGCCTGGCAAACTGATCTGCTTCCCGCGCCTGATCGAGGAATACCCGCGGGTCGATTCTGAGGCGCTCGCCACCGTGCTCCGTCTCGGACGGAGTGGCAGCAAGCTGTCGGCAGGCCGTCGCAAACGCAGCAGCCTCGATCGCGGAGTCATTCTCCGCGTAGCCGGCGTTGGCATGATAGGCAGCCAGTGCGTCGGAGTATGTCGACATGCCGGCTGTATAAACATGCGCCTGGGAAACAGTCAACCCATAAACGCAGGATCCGAACCGGATTTATCGGATCTCGTGCTGCTGCATTTCCTCGGCACGGCTGGCGACCACATCAGCGAAAAAGCGGAAAACGTCCGCAGCACTCGAGATCGGCTTGCCGGTGTC